AGCTATCGGAGCATATGGTAATGATGGCGGTGGAATCAATAGCGGCCATGTTAGAGTTTACTCTTGGAATGGCTCAAGTTGGATTCAGCGAGGAGGAGATATAGACGGTGAAGCTGCTAATGATGGTAGCGCATTTAGCGTTAGCCTCAACTCGACTGGAGATATATTGGCTATCGGAGCGTTTACTAACGATGGTGGCGGAGCCGACAGCGGCCATGTTAGAGTTTACTCTTGGAATGGCTCAAGTTGGATTCAGCGAGGAGGAGATATAGACGGTGAAGCTGCTAATGATTATAGCGGACGTGACGTTAGTCTTAGTAGTGATGGTAACGTTCTTGCTATCGGAGCATACCTAAATGATGGAAACGGGGAAAATAGCGGTCATGTTAGAGTCTATCGTAACTCCCTAATTACTTAAAAGAAATTCAAACAACTATAACTATATAAGAGTAAATACTAATGAGCTATAATTATAAAAATTCTATTCTAGGTGACTATATTACTCCAAGTGGTAATAATCTAATAATAGAAACTCCGATTATTATTAATAGTGGTTCTATTGATAATACTAAAATAGGAGATCAAATACCATCTACTGGAAAATTCACATCTCTACAGGTTAATGACACCAATATCAACAAGCCCTCTGGAGAATCTCGCACAGGTGCCATAGCTGTAACAAATTCCACAGAATTATTAATTGAAACTAAAAATGCAACCACTAGCAATCTATGGACATTTGGCATAGATGGCAGTACAATACTTCCCGAGAATACCTTAAAGGGCTATTGTTTTACCTCTACTAATACGGTCACTAATTACATTCCACAAGCGGCATCATTTTTATATGCTGATAATCCAATACTACGTCTGATATTAAGCATAGGTGGATCATGGTATATCAAAGGTCCGGGATTGGTTGGATGGAAACAGATAACGGCAGCACAGGACAATGGTGGAGTTTCTTTAATTTTAAGAATTGGTAGCGGGAGTACTCCATTGCCAGATGGTTCAGAATTTCCTTCGGGCGGCGGCAATGTTTACACCATAAGTCAATACGTTGAATTTGATCTCAAGGTTGCTGACAAAACTTGGAAATTTAAAGAAGATGGTAATTTAACACTACCAGCTAGTGGTGATATTTTAGCTAGTAATGGAACATCAATTTTAAATAGTAAAGCCCCTCTTGATAGTCCAACATTTACCGGTACCGTTGGCGGAATAACCAAAAGTATGGTTGGCCTAGACAATGTTGACAACACTAGTGACGCTAACAAGCCCGTTAGTACAGCACAGCAAAGTGCTTTAGACGGCAAGGCAGCATCAAGTCACACTCACACCAGCAGCAACATTACTGATTTTAATAGTAGCGTAAGCGGATTACTTCCTAGCGTTAGTGGTAGCGGATACGCCACAACATCATTCGCTAACAATGCTTATACGGTCAGCGTTACCGGTCTACAACCTAGCGGTAACTACAGCACAGTTGGTCATACCCACACCAGCAGCAACATTACTGATTTTAATAGTAGCGTAAGCGGATTACTTCCTAGCGTTAGTGGTTCAACATATATTACTAGTAGTTTGAGTAATAATATTTATACTATTAGTACTACTGGTTTGCAGCCCAGTGGCAATTATAGCTTAACCGGACATACACATACGGTCTCTAATATTACTGATTTTAATTCTAGTGTAAGTGGACTACTACCAACTATTAGTAATAGTGGAGATAATAGGATATTAACTAGTACTGGAACATCTACTGGCATAAATGCTGAATCTAATATTACTTTTGATGGTTCTGGCTTAAATATGGTATCTCCTTCTGGTTTTATTTTATCTAGTCTTGGAACCCCACCCCCAAATTACTCAGTACCAGATGATCCTTCGGGCAATCCAGCAACCAGAATAACTCTAGTACAAGAAAATTATTCCTCTGGACCACACGTAGAATTAAGATATGCTGGTCCAGCCTCTGATGCAACTTCTGGTGGATCGGGTGCTCCTAGATTAATCTTGGCAAAATCCAAGGGTTCATATATTTCTCCACAGCAATTAGATGGAAATGAAGCTATCGGCGTGATTAGAATAGAGGCTTCACCAGCACTAGTAGAATCGAGTCCTGGTGTTCGTAGGAGAACCTCTTCAAGAATAATAGTTATGGCTGATGGTGCTATGGGTGGAAGTAATGTTTATCAACCAAGTAAATTAGCGCTAGAAGTTAGTTCTGGATCTGACGTAATAGATAAAAATTTAACAATATCTTCTAATGGTGCAATTACAACAAATTGCTCATTGTCGGTTGATAATGGAGTTTCTTCTCCGGTTCCTATTTATACTCTTGGCACAGTAAGTGGAAATACAGCTATTAGCTTTGGTATTGATAGACAAATACAAAAACTAACACTAAATGGCACCAGTGTTAACTTTACAGAAGGTACCGGTTGGGATATAACTAATAGAAGCGTTGATGTTGTGTTAGAAATTACAGTATCATCAACAACAACAGTTGCTTTTGATAGTAATTTTATAACAGATTGGTATGGTGATTTACCAACATTTACAACCGGTAAGTATTTAATATTATTAAGAAGCATGGGAACTGGAGTGGTACAAGGTCATTATATAGGTATTAAAAACTAATTCAGGAAATTCAAATATGTATTATGATAGTAAAAATCAGATTTTAATAAATAACCTACCTAAAAATAGCATAGGTTCAGATGGTAGTTTTTATATTGATTTTGATCAAGTGAATGATATTAATATATTGGCTAGTCATAATTATCTAACAGTAAGGAATGACACGCCCAGCAAACCATCAGATTACTATATTGAAGATGTAAAAGAAAGAGTTATAACTATTGACAGTCCTTATGTTGATGTTATTAGAACTTGGAAGATAGAGACTGATCGTTCAGATATTTAAAAATTAAACGGAGATTCCTAATTATGCTTTATAACATTAATAATCAAACACTATTATTTACTAATCCTTCAAGTGTAGTATTAGAAAATGGTACTTTAATTACTGGACCAATTAATGACATAGAAATATTGGCTAATGCAGGCTACTATACTGTGCGTAATGACGGTCCAGTTCAGCCAGAAAATACAATAGAAGATGTGAGTTTAAGAACTTTTACTTTAGACAAACCATATGTTGATATTACTAGAGTTTGGATCACTGCACCAATAGTAGTACCAGAAAGTATTAGTCCAAGACAAATTAGACTCTGGTTTATTCAGAACAACATACCGTTATCAACAGTAGAAAACGCTATAAATAGTATAGAAGACGTTGTTCTAAAAGAAATCACTAGAGTTGAGTGGGAATATTCTCCTTATGTCGAAAGAAATCATCCCATGATAAATAATCTAGGGGCAATACTAGGATTAACACCTGAACAAATAGATCAAGCTTTTATAATAGCGAGCACTCTATGAGTTTTTACGTTTACAGGAATAATAGTTTATTATTATCTTCTCAAGTTTTTACTTCGTCTCTAGATTGGCGATTTGTTGGAGCGTCTTACTGGTCTGCCTACCAACAGAGCATTGATCAGACAATTGCTACAACCAGTGTCAATAACGTTTTAACAACACCCAACGGAACATATCCGGGTAGTGCTTCATTTTTTGGCGGCGTTCTCTTGCCTGACGGCAGGGTGTTCTGTGTACCAAACAACAGCACCACAGCCAGAATTTACAATCCCACAACAAACACGCTGACCACACCTAACGGAACATATCCGGGCAATACTGCGTTCGCGGGTGGTGTGCTCTTGCATGATGGTCGCGTATTTTGCGTACCCCGCTCCAGCACGACCGCCAGAATTTACGATCCTGCGACAGACACACTGACCACACCTAGCGGAACATATCCGGCTAATTCGTTATACGGTGGTGTTCTACTGCCTGACGGGCGCGTGTTCTGTGTACCAAACAAAATTTACAACCCAGTGACTGACACAGTGACCACCAGCGGAACATCTTTGATTGGATTATTAGGTGGTGTTCTACTGCCTGATGGTCGTGTATTTTGCGTACCATACACAAGCACCACAGCCAGAATTTACGACCCAGTGACTAACACACTTACCACACCCAACGGAACATATTCGGGTAGTGTTCCATTCGCGGGCGGTGTTCTCTTGCCTGATGGCCGCGTTTTCCTTGTACCACACTTCAGTACCACAGCTAGAATTTACAACCCCATAACAAACACACTTACCACACCCAACGGAACATATCCGGGTAGTGCTTCATTTTTTGGCGGCGTTCTTTTGCCTGACGGCAGGGTGTTCTGTGTACCAAATAACAGCACCACAGCCAGAATTTACGACCCAGTTACCGACACAGTGAGCACACCTAGCGGAACATATCCGGGTGTTGCTTCATTCGGGGGCGGCGTTCTATTGCCTGACGGTCGCGTATTTTGCGTACCCCGCTTCAGCACGACCGCCAGGATTTATGGCGGCGGTGGCGGATTCAATATTAATGTGAGTTTAAGCTCCTACTACAACAAACTTTAAGAATATACTTTAATTACATTTATAATAGCGAACACTTTATGAGTTTTTACAGAAATAATAGTTTGCTCATAGGCTCCAAAAAAGAGCAGCCAGATTTTCCTCCGGCGACTCCTTCTTTTGATTATGTTTACTATATTATGGCTTTGATATATGTTTCAGAAGTTAAAAATGATATTTATGGATTGCACTATGATCTTTTGGGAAGTGAAAGTGTATAATAAAATATAAGACCCAACAGGAGAAAAAATATGGCTAACGTTAATCTTAAAATTCTAACTACTGTACTAGGTGAAAATAGTAGTATAGCTGATATTCCTACTACTGCTAGTGGTATAGTAACTTGTCAAAACAACCAAGTGTTGAAAATAAATAGTCTTTATGTGACTAATATTGATGGTACAAATACCGCCACCATAACGGCCGACATACACAACGGAACCAACATATTAAGTTGGTTGGTAAAAGGAACTAGCGTGGGTGCTGGTGGCACGGTCAATATTGTTACTGCGGAAACTCCGATCTATGTTACCGAAGGTCAGAGTATTCGGTTAACAGCAAGCGCGTCTGGTGATTTGAGTGGTTTTGTGAGCTATGAGAGGATATCATGAGTAGAGGCGGAAGAATAAGACGAGTTGAACCTACAACCACAACTAATCTTAGTGGTTTGTGGACTCTTAATGAGATTGGGGATTATATAAGTGAGACTAAGTGGCCTCGCGGACCGATTGCCCCGACAGGACTCACGACAACGTCGGGCAACGGTCAACTCTCGCTGACTTGGACGGCACCAACAACCACACACGGCACGATCACCAACTACCTTGTGGAATACACTCCGTCAGGTGGCTCCGCTGTTACTGTGCTGACAGGCAGTACCAGCACTTCGTACACGCTCACGGGCCTGACCAACAACACGTCGCACAGCGTGCGAGTGGCTGCGGTGAACTTTACGGCGGGGGATTGGAGCACGACAGCGAGTGGGACGCCAGCCGCTTTGTCTTTATTTTCTATTGAATACCTTGTGGTGGGCGGCGGCGGCGGAGCCGGAGGCAATTTCAGCAGATTGTGGGGCGGCGGAGGAGGAGCGGGAGGCTATAGAACCGGAACAGTTACCTCACACTCTTTGCTGACCGCCACGAATGTTAGCGTCGGGAGCGGTGGGCCAGGAGGTCTAGACCATATTGAAGTGGATGAGGATGGTGGCGTGGTTGGGCAGGGACTCACATATGCAACCAATGGTTCCAATTCTTCTTTGGGAAGCATCGTGAGTTTGGGCGGCGGTGCAGGAGCCAATAGTTATGTTAGATTTGGCCTTTACCCTCTGAACAATGCTTCAAGCGGCGGCAGTGGCGGAGGGGGAGGGGGAACAACTCACCAGGGTTATATGAGCAACGGAGGCACAGGAACCGCCGGCCAAGGCTTCGCCGGCTCCTTTGGCTCAAACTACAATATTGTAGGAGGAGGAGGCGGAGCAGGGGGAGCAGGAAGCAGCGGCGGGGATTTAGCAATAGGCGGACCAGGAGTTTCAAATTCTATTACCGGCTTGTCAGTGGTTTATGCCTCCGGCGGGGCCTCCACTGATGCCGCTCCTGCTAGTGCTCAAAATGAAAATACCGGTAACGGTGGCACCACCAGAAGTGGCGAAGTACGAGGTGCTGATTCTTCAAAAAGAGGAAAGAAAGGAGTGGTTGTCTTGGCCTACCCCTCCTCAAACCCAGCTCTTACTTCCATTGGGGCCGGACTTACTTATACGGTCAGTACGTCATCAAGAACGGGATACAGGGTATACATATTTACCAATGGCAGTGGAGACATACAAATGGCTTAAAGCCATGCTCAGTGGCTCACGACTCTCTTTACGCCAAAGGTCAAAGAAAAAAATAACCATGACCCTCTACTACGCCTTCCAAGACGAAGAGACGATCTACCTCTTCTGCCAGATTATGCAGACGCTGTGTCTGTGCTACCTCGTGTGGAGGCATCAATATTTATGTTCGGATTTGTTGTTGATAAAGATAGCTGGAATAATCAAAATGGTGTATAAATAAAATATTGCCATAAAAATTGTATTATTTGGAAAGGGTTTATGTATGATTAAACCAGGATATCGTACTTCTGAATTTTGGCTAACAGTTGTTAGTTTTGTTTTTAGCGGTCTGTATTTAGTTGGATTATTAGATGACCACTCTCAAAAAGAAAATCTTATAGCAGAAACAAGTAGGGGTGTTGAGGCTGCTATTCTTGTACTTGGTCAATTAGTAGTACTCTTTCGATATATTAAAGGACGAACAGAAGTTAAAAAAGTTTGGTGGAATACAGCGAGTCCAGAAGAAAGAAAAATAGCAAATAAAGCGAATTCTAGGAGAAAAAAAGATGTCAATAGAAACAGTAAAACAACTAGTAAAACTAGAAGTAGAAAAACTAACAATACAAGCCAAACTATCTCTGAATGAAGTAAAAACAGTAGCTTTAGCACAAGCTTGGAAAATACTACAATTAGCGGTAGCTAATACTATCCAAACAATAGAAAATACAGCTTTAGGTTTAGCTGGTAAAGACAAAAAAACTATAGCTATGGAATTATTAAACGATTTTTATGATAAGGTTTTTATAGTTGTGGATGTGCCGTTTGTTCCTAATCTAGTTGAGCCTATTATACATAAGTACATCAAAGCATTTCTTATGATTTTAGTAAGCAGTACTATTGACGCTATGGTAACTACATTTAGAAATACTGGCGTTTTTGTTGATCGTAGTATTGAGACAAATGCTTTTATGGAAGTTAGACCAAAGATTTCAGAAAAATAAAAGGGGCTTAAAATGAATTTTACAGAAAGTTTTGAACAATTTAGCAGCAGATTAACCACAACAGATTTAGCCTTATATGCTGGTTTAGGTTTAGTGTTGTGGGTTTTGTTTAAGGATAAGCTTAGTCCTGTACAAAAATTATTATCAGACTTGGTGAATAAAGCTAAGGGCTCGGTTAGTTCTACAAAGAATGAAGTTATTATTGCCGAAGTTAAACCAGTAGTAATCACAGAAGAGAATCAAGAAGACGTATTTTTTAAACTAGTTGTAAGCTGGAAACAAACACGAGATTTGGCCGTAAAGAGTGGTTGTGTTGAGGCCGTAAAAGTGGCCGACCAAATGTTTCCATTTTTAAGTCCTAATGTTTGTGGTAAGGAGTCAATCTTATGAGTATCAAAAATATTGTATTATTAGTTGGGGCAGTTTTGGTGTTGGTTGGATTTTTAAAGCCCGACCTGTCCAACATATTACCTAATTCTGGTCCAGCTACAGTGGATGTTATGTCTTTAACTGAACCAACAGATTCTTCTCTTAAAAAAGAGGCTGATGAAATTGTAGTATTATTAAAGACTATTAATGCTAAGTCAGATATAGTTAAATTTCGTAAGCTTAGAGATTTATATTTGGATTTAGCGAGGCTTGTTGAATTAGATGGTGAAGATACTGTAATTAAAACTACAGACGAAATTCGTCAAGCTAATAGCATATCTGGCGTAATGCTTCGTTTGGATATGAAGGATAAATATAAAGATTTGAAAAAAGAACTCAACGATGTCATATTAAAAGGCATAGGCGATGATTCTTTAAATGTATCATCAGAATTAAGAACCAAGAGCATTGACAGTTTTCTTGCATTAGCCTGGGCTATTAATGAGGGTATAAAATAATGCCAAAATATTCTCCAAAAGAACTATACGATAATTATCGTCACGGATTCAGTGGATGTGTTTGGGAGGAACATATATTTAATCATTTAATGGAAACTTCTAAATATCCATTATTCGGAGATGCTAGTAAGAAAGTTTATGGAACAGGTAAAGGAAAGCTATCTACTCCTTATAAAAGCGTATTAAAGTTCGATAAAAACCCATATAATGAAAGACAAGTTACCGGAGATTGCGTATCTCATGCAACAAGAAATGCTTGTGATGTTAGTCGAGCAGTAGAAATTGATGTTCATGCAGATAGAGAGAGTTGGATAGCTAGGGGCGCAACAGAGGGAATTTATGGCTCTCGTGGACATGGTGGACAAGGCATGAGTTGTGCTAGAGCAGCCGAGTTTGTGAGTAAATATGGGGGTGTTTTAGTTAGAAAAAACTATAAAGGCGTTGTTGATTTATCTAAATACCAAGGAATGTTAGGCGCGGGCTGGGGAGGTCGTGGACTACCAGATCCTGTAATAGATTTAGCCAATGACCATCAAATGAAAACAGTAAGTTTGGTTAGAACAATCGAAGAAGCAAGAGATGCTTTAGCTAATGGTTATGGTTTAAGCGTATGCTCTAATTATGGCTTTAGCAGTACCAGAGATAAAAAAGGATTTGCTAAAGTAAGCGGTAGTTGGGCTCATGCAATGGCATGGATAGCTTGTGATGATACTAATGGAGATTTAGTATTTTTGGTACAAAATAGTTGGGGTAAATGGAATGATGGTGGACATCCAGTTTGGGGACCAATACCAGATGGTTCCTTTTTAATACATTCCGATACTGCCGAGGGAATGATCAAACAAAATGCGGCTTATGCTTTTAGCTCTTTTGATGGATTCAAACCTCAAAAACTACCAGACTATGGATTCGGAGACTATCTATAATTCTACAAATATTTAAATGGTGTATAAATAAAAGTATCAAAATATTTACGCTGTGAGAATATTTTATGAATCTTAGAGAGCGTCTTCAAATAAGAGCTGTAGTTAATCTAATAGTTAGTGTTATAGAAAGACTAGTTAATTTAATCATTAAATTAAACCCAAAGTCGTCAAAACCTGAAGCCCCCGTAGTAGTTCCAAAACCTAAACGACCGCTTAAAAGAGTAGTTGATACTATAGACAATATAGTACCATTACCCTGGAGAAAATAAAATGAATAAATTAGTTTGTTCGGTTCTATTGGCTGGAATTTTTTTTTCTGGTACCAATTACTATGGCTCGTCCACAGCCCCTGTAGTTGTTGCTGGAGGTATTATTAAAGCAAAACATCTGGAACCAGTTCAAGTAAAATATAAAAGAAAAGACTGTCCAGTTTGCAAAGGTAAAGGATGGTATATGAGTGGTGATAATATTAAAAAAATAGAATGTGTTTATTGTGAACCTGAAGATGGATCTAAATCAGCTAATCCTAACGTTGAGTGTGGCAAAGATTCATGCAAAACAAAGGTTATACGCAAATGAATAATGAAAATCTTAAAAATATAGCTCAAAAAGTTATTGATAAAATTCCTAATAAAAATCAAGATCCAGAAAAATTTGGTAGTATTATTGCAATTTTAATGGTAATCAGTATCATTCTAACGGTAGTCAGAGTTATTCAAGAGTGTGAAAAAAGCAAACTAAAATTGTTCAATAGAACTCAGAAGTATGAATATTTTGGTGAACAAATTCGTACTTTAACTATGAAGCGTTCTTGGTTTACTCGTATGACTATTAAAAAAACAATTAGAAGAGAACTATCTAAAGAAGACTATAAAGAATATGGTGGCTACCTAATGAATTCTATTTTAGATACAGGAGAAAATCTCACGGAGGATGAAGTTAAAACACTAGTGGAGGCAATCAATGTTTAATATATTAGTATGGTCTGTTTATGGATTATTCGTTGGAGTTATAGCCAAAAGCATAGTTCCAGGTGAAGAAAATTTTGGTTTTATAAAAACTGTGGTGCTAGGGGTTGCGGGTTCATACGCAGGAGGTATAATAACCTATCTGCTCGGTATGAGTCCACTGGAACCATCTGGTATTTTTATGGGCATAGTAGGAGCAGTAGTAGCACTCATTTTTTACAATAAACTATCCCAAACCAAAGCATAAGATATGCGTCCAAGCTGGACCAATTACTTCCTTGGCTTAGCCAAGGTCGTTTCTCAACGCAGTCACGATATACACACACAGCACGGTTGTGTAATTACGGATAATAATCATAGGATTTTAGGAGTAGGATATAATGGATTTCCAAAGGGATTAAATGATATGGAACTTCCATTAAATCGTCCAGATAAATATCATTGGATGGTTCATTCTGAACGAAATGCTCTGTCTAACTGCGTCATTAGACCAGATAACGGTATCGCATATGTGACAGGACAATGTTGTAATGATTGTATTATAGCTCTATGGCAAGAGGGAATAAAAAAAGTTGTTATGATTAATGACCACGGAACAAAATTATTCGATAACGAAGCACAAAAAAGATTTGATACTTTTATTAATATGAGTGGTATGCAAATAGAAAAAGTTGAACCAGATCTTTCTTGGCTACGGCATATCAGCGGTGTATTATGACTATAAGACTAAGAGATAATATTTAATTTTTATGGTAACAGTATAATGAATTCGAATCACCTTTGTTACCTATCTAACTCGCACATTTAATTGTGAATACCTAGGAGATAATATGTCAGCCCTTCAAGAACTACAGAATTATGTTTTCGTTAGCAAATATGCCAGATGGTTAGAAGATAAAAATCGCAGAGAAATATGGAAAGAAGCTGTAGATAGGGTTAGAAATATGATGCATACTCGTTATGACTCTTTTGGTCTCGAACAAGAGATAGATTGGGCATACGACATGATGTACAAAAAGAAAGTTTTAGGTAGTCAAAGAGCATTGCAATTCGGCGGCGAGCCCATATTAAAGAGACACGCAAAAATATACAATTGCACCAGTTCTTATTGTGATCGTTTGAGATTTTTCCAAGAATGTTTCTGGCTTTTATTGTGTGGTAGTGGAACAGGATTTAGCGTTCAAAAGCACCATGTTGCTAAACTTCCAGAACTAGAACATAATGTTCAACCCGGTATAGGAACCAAATATGTAATAGAAGATAGCATAGAGGGTTGGTCTGATGCTTTAGGTGTCTTGTTAAGTTCTTATTTTAGTGAGCCTATTGAAGAATTTAAGGAATATAAAAATACATATGTTGTATTTGATTATTCTAATATTCGTCCTAAGGGATCTAGTTTAAGTTCTGGTGTTGGCAAGGCTCCAGGATTTGAGCCTCTTGCTAATGGTCTAGAAAAAATTAGAACACTATTAGATCGTTGTATTGCTAATGATCAAAATAAACTCAGACCAATAGACGCCTATGATATAGTAATGCATAGCAGCGATGCTGTATTATCCGGTGGTGTTCGTAGAAGTGCATCACTAGCATTATTTACTCCTAACGATGAAGAGATGGCAAAAGCTAAAACTGGTAATTGGTATATGGAAAATCCTCAAAGAGCAAGAAGTAATAACTCAGCACTGCTTCTCAAAGACGATACTACTTTTGAAGAATTTGATACTCTAATGTCTAGTGTTAAAGAATTTGGAGAGCCGGGATTTATTTGGAGCGAATCCACTGAGATGATTTTTAATCCTTGCGTGGAAATAGGAATGTGGCCGATTGATGAAGCAAGTGGCAAGAGCGGATGGCAAGGATGTAATTTATCTACCATTAATTGTTCTAGCGTAATAGACGAAGAAGATTTTTATGAAAGATGCAGAGCCGCAGCTATTATAGGAACACTACAAGCTGGATTTACTAAATTAGAATATTTAGGAGAAACCAGTGAAAAGATTTTTGAAAGAGAAGCACTACTAGGTGTTTCTTTAACTGGTATTATGGAAAAACATGATTTAGTATTAACTGAAAAAGTTCTTAAGAATGGAGCTAAGATTGCAGTTGATATAAATAAACAAATAGCTAAAATCATTAAGATTAATCAAGCTGCAAGAGTAACTTGCTTAAAGCCAGAAGGAACCAGCAGTAGTATGCTAGGTACTAGTTCTGGTATTCATCCTCATCATGCAAAGAGATATATTAGACATGTACAGGCCAATATACTAGAAGCCCCATACCAACACTTCAAAAGAATAAATCCCCAAGCCTGTGAAAAGTCTTCTTGGTCTGCTAATGATACGGACGAAGTAGTTAAGTTTCCTATTGAGGTTCCGGATGGAGCTAAACTTAAGAATCAATTGCCTGCTATAGAGATGTTGGAGATTGTTAAGAATACTCAAAAAAACTGGGTATATTCTGGCAAAAATAAAACATTATGCACACAAGAGTATCTCAGTCATAACGTTAGTAATACTGTAACTGTCAAATCAGATGAATGGGCTGATGTTACTAAATACATTTATAATAATCGTAAATATTTTGCTGGGATATCTTTGATTCCACAAAGCGGAGACAAAGACTACCCTCAAGCACCATTTACTACCGTTTACACAAGCAGAGAGATTGTGAAAGAATACGGAGATGCCTCTTTATGGTGCTCTGGACTTATAGAATTAGGTTTAAATGCTTTTGACAATAATCTTTGGGCAGCTTGTGACTATGTAACATTAAATCAGGCTAACAAAGATCACCATGAATCAAAACTAAAATTTGTTACTAAGATGGAAAACTTTGCTAGCAAATACTTTAATGGCGATGTAAGAAGACTAACGTACTGTATGAAGGATGTCTATAATTGGAAGATATACTGCGATCTGTTCAATAGTTTTAAACGAGTTGATTATACACAACTACTGGAAACAGAGGACAATACTGTTGGTATAGAGGAAATTAGTTGTGCTGGCGGTGCATGTCTAATTTAACCACTATTCGTTAAAGGGTAACCATTGAGAAAAAACAATAAAATTAAAAAGAAAAAAGTAATAGACGCCACTAACAATCTAGCTCCTAATGCTTTTATTTATAGAAATAGATTAAAACCAAGAAGCGAAAATCAAAAAGAATATATTAGAACTATAGCAGAAAATACTATTACTTTTTGTCAAGGTTTAGCTGGTAGTGGTAAAACCCACATTGCTATTGGTATGGCTCTGGAATATTTATTAGATACAAAAGTAAGTAGAATCATTGTTACTCGCCCAGTAATAGAAGCAGGAGAAAAAATTGGTTATCTACCCGGCACTGCTGAAGAAAAACTTCATCCATATCTACTTCCTATTTTAGATGAGATTAATCATTTTATTCCTATTGCTCAATACGTTAATCTTAAGACTAATAATAAGATAGAAATTGTGCCATTAGGCTTGATGAGAGGTCGTAATTTTCATAATTGTTTTATTGTAGCGGATGAATGTCAAAATGCATCATATGAACAATTAAAAATGTTAATAACCAGAGTTGGTAATAATAGTAAATTAGTATTAACAGGAGATATTGGACAATCTGACTTAGCTAGACATATTCAGGGAGGTTTTTTATCGTTGATTCACGCTCTAGAAGACATAGAAGGAATAGGGTTTGGAAAACTAGAATCTACTGATATTGTTAGACATCCTATTATCGCCAAGATTTTAGGCAGGCTAGAGACTTACGAAAATGGATCCAAAACATAGTAGATGTCTATTAATGAATGCAGATTATGCTCCTCTCGCAATTATGTCTTGGCAGAGGGCTATGGTCTGGTCTATAAAATACGAAATTAATAATAAGTATGGTATAGAAATAATAGATTTTTATAAAAATGACTATATTGTTGGAGTAGATAAAAAGATTCCTATTCCTGCTGTGGCAAAGACAAGACGATTTTTTAAAATTAATACTCAGCCAGTAACTTTTTCTCGTAAGAATATTTTTATTCGAGATAATTATTGTTGTCAGTATTGTGGTATACGTTTTGATATTAGGGAATTGACATACGACCATGTGGTACCTAAATCTAAATGGAATGATTTGGGCCATTCTCCAACCAACTGGACTAATATCGTGACTGCCTGCGTATCCTGTAATCGCAAAAAAGGTAATAGGACTCCCAAAGAGGCGAACATGCCTCTTAAAAATAACCCAATCGTACCAAATAAGAGTCTTAGGTACTTGCCGGTGGTTCACAACTTGCGTAGAATAAAGGAAGACATCCCAGAGGAATGGAAAATTTATTTGCCTCCATCATTTAGCTTATAATGCCAACATATTCATATATTTGTAATAATTGTACTTGCAATTTTGAGTTGTTCTCTTATATAAAAAACTATATAGAGCATCCAAAATGTGTTCAGTGTCACAGCGATAATACCAATAGGGCCTATACCAAAGATGTAATGACTCAAAGTGCATCTATCAAAAAGTCCGATAGTGAATTAAAAACTATTGGAGATCTAGCAAAACGCAACTCCGATAAAATGAGCGAAGATCAAAAAATCTCCTTGCATCAAAAACATAATTCCTATAGAGAAGATGGTCCACAAAAAGAACTGCCACGAGGCATGAGCAGAATTAAAAAACAACCAAAACCCATTTGGCCCGGATCTAATGGTAAAACTAAAACTAAAAGGAAACCAAAAAGATGAGTGATATATTTGAAATCAATCCATTAAAAGACAAAAATATTTCTGAGTATGAATATTATACAGTATTAGGTAGTCATAAATATATAGATGAAAATAAGAATCCTAGAACATCAGAACAACAAAAAGCATTAGCGTATACCAAGCAATCTGAAACAGATAGGCAATACTATATTAAGGTTGGTTTATATGGCAAAATTTATAATCCAATAGGACTATACTCTGAGGGTAGGGCTAATAAGTTTTTGTCCAAAGTGGGAAAGTCTGAGTATAATTTTACCAGAGTGAATCAAAAGGTGTTTGATATGTATCTTAATTTTTTGAGAACAAAAAACGTTGCGTGGTTAAATAATGCAGAAAGGGAACTAGCATGAAAAAGAAAGACAATTCATTAATGTATGCTGCTCTATATTTAGAGAGTCAAAATATGTCTGTAGAAGATATTGGAGAGGAACTAAACTTAACAAACCAATCAGTTAGGAATCTATTAAAGAGTTCCAAGAAACCCAAAAAAGAAGTTCAAGAATCTAGTAACAAGAAAATAAAAACCACCTCCGCTCCTGTTAATAGTAAGAATCTTATGATTACCAAAACAGAGAGTAAGAAGATTAATTCTGTTGCTATTATGACCAAAGCAGCATCAGAAGTAAATGATGAGTTCAGGAAAGGACTTTCCGAAACTGTTTCTCGCACAAGTAAAGATGCTATATTTCGACCTAACCAGAATAAATGAAATACTTTTCTAAATACTCAAACGATAAAACTGTGACAGCGGCACAGTATATCACAGAGATTATTTGTGAAAACAAAGCTAAGAATGAAGGTAAAGATCTTCATTTTAGATTTTGGACAAATAAAGAGTGGTCCGCATATTATAGAAATCAGATAGCAACAGCTAATCAGCTAGTACAGAAATATCCGGAAAAAGCTATTATCAATGCTTTAAAAAACAAGAAGGCCGAAAAAATATATTCGTTGCGAGCGCCTCATCTAGTAGCTATCATAGAGCAAGAGATGGATATTCTGGAAACGGCTAATACTGAACTGTCAAAAGATTATGATCGTTCGGAACAGAAAACTTTTAAAAAATCAGCCGAACAAAAAAATAGTATCATATCAAAATTAAAGGAATTAGAATGAGTTCTACAACACTAAAAGATGATGTAATAAAACAATTTGGTTCTGATGTCATTCTTTCCGCTAGTGCTTTAATAGATCAAAATAGCATTATCATTCCTGTTAGTCCTTCATTGGATATTGTATTAAATGGAGGTATTCCAGAAGGAAGTTTTGTTATTCTAACAGGGCAACCGAAATGTGGAAAAACCACAACCTCTTTGGACTTTGCTAGCACGGCACAAAAACCAGAGTATCAAGGCAAACTTAAAAAGCCACGACATGTGTACTACCTAAATATCGAAGGTAGATTGAAAAAGAGAGATTTGGAAGGTATTCCTGGCTTAGACTTATCCAGATTTGATATTATAGGTAGCCAGCAAGGAAAGATTCTACACGCAGAAGAATATCTTCAGATTGGTGAAAGAATTATTAATGAGGAACCTGGAAGTATACTCATTATTGATTCATACTCAGCACTATGTACAGAAGCAGAAATTACTAGCGACATGGATAAAATGCAGAGAGCAGATGGAGCAAAATTATTGGCTAAATTCTGTCGTAAAGTAGCTAATGTTATACCAGTGAATAAAAATATAGTGATAGGAATCACTCACCTTATGGGTAATCCCACAGGATATGGTGCAGAATTCAAAGAAAAGAGTGGACAGGCCATTGCTTATCAAACAGACATTAAGCTTAGAGCTAAAAGCTTTAAACCTTGGTTATTGGGGGCTGATAATACTCAAATAGGACAAGAGATAGAATGGCAAGTGGCATGTTCGGCACTAGGTCCACCAGGAGGAGTTATCACATCTTATATTAGGTATGGTCAAGGTATTGATAAGTATATGGAACTTATTAGCTTAGCTGTGGATTTAGGCTTGATTAATAAGGGTGGGGCGTGGTATGCTGTCGAGGGGGTTAAAGACAAATTTCAAGGAACAGAAAAACTACGAACATATTTTCTGGAACATACTGAAGAATATGAGAAATTACTTAAGTCGGTCAAGGAAATGATGGGGACTAAGAATTAATGCAAATTAAGACTTTAGATGGAAGTATTCAAAATTGGCAGTTGACAGGTTATACATCTAATGGTAGTATAGAGAGAAAGTCTTCTTTCCATCTGCTAGCAAGGACTTTGCTTAGGAATCAATATCCAACGCTACAAATTTTGGAAGAAGTTACTGTTCCTTTAAAAAGGTCAGAGGTAGTATATCTAGATTTTTATATACCTTTATCTAAAAAGGCTATAGAAGTTCATGGAGAGCAGCACTATAAATTTACGCCATTTTATCATACTAACCAATTAGCCTTTTTAAAAGCTCAAAAGAAGGATAGAGAAAAAAAAGAATGGTGCTTATTAAATTCTATTAGATATATTGAATTACCCTACAACGAAGAACAAGACAAGTGGATAGAGAGATTAATAGCATGACACAAACACAAACTACTTCAGATCAGGTGGGATACTGGGATAATATTCTAGACGAATATGAAAGTGGCTTAGGACTACCTAAGTATAGTGTCAATACATTTTTAGATAGTGAATTAAACGAATATCTAACCATGGATAGATCTTCTATAGAAAAACTTTCTCCAGAAGATTGTGCTCAAATATCTTATAGATTAGGACAGTTCGCTTTTCATATTCAAAGAACAGCGAACAGAGAAATGGCTAGATTGAATTGGGCAGAAGAAAACATAAAAGAAGTTATTGCGGACGAACTAAATAATTATAAGGGATATGGTTACGCCGAAAAATCCGCTCAGGCAATTAAACATAACGATAAAGCAACCTCTCTCAATAAAATCAAAAAGTACGCCAAGCAAAGATCGGATAGACTGTACTTTTTAGCATCGTCTGTTAAGAACTTATCAGATATTCTTATTTCTATACAAAGGACAAAGGTGAAACATCATGGATCTTGATCCTACAAATCCAGAGCAAATAAAAATGCTTATTAGTATGCTACAGAGCATGCTACCCAATGATGATACGACAGTAGAATCTAATCCCAAAAAGATTAAGAAGACTAAGTCAAAAACTAGAAAAGTAGATGAGTTTGACAATCCTAATATCAAAACTAAAAGCACTAGGATGCTATCTCATAGGCAAAATAAGTTTTTAAATATGCCCGAGATGAATATGCATAAAGCCGATACGGTAATAGATAAGAAGTTATCTGTACAACCTCCTTGTCCAAGAACAAGGTCTTTCGAGCCTGTGAAAGTGGTTTGTCGTTCGTGTAAAAAGACAGAAGAAGTCAACCCTGCTATCCTCGATTCCGCAGATAGATATAAATGTAACAAGTGCTCCACGATGGCGGGTGGTTAATAAATTATGTCAACAATTTTAGCGGATCCTTCGGCAGAACGTGCTGTATTATCTGGTATTTGCAAGTACGGAGAAGAGGTATATTTAGATATTGCAGATATTCTACAGGACTCTTCTTTTACGATAGATAGTAATAGTATTATCTTTAAGTGCATTAAGGAGCTTTGCGAGAAACACAACTCTAAAAGAATAGATATTGCTTCTATTTATTCTGTTGCTCAAGAATTGGGTGTTGGTCATGTACTAGCTAGAAAAGATGAAGCACAACACCTAAAGGCCATCCTAGATTTTCCTGTTCACAAAGAGAATGTGCGAAAATTAGCAGCAAAAATACGTAAACTAGAGATAGCAAGACTCCTTAGAGAACAGCTAGAATTAGCACAAAATAAAATACTAGAAGTAAATGGCACCGAACCAGTATCATCAATTATTGGCTTGGCTGAAGACAGCATATTTAATTTTACATCACTACTAAGCGATTCCGATAGTGGTCCAGAAAAAATAGGCTCTGGTATTGAGGAATATGTAAAAGTCTTAGAAGAGAACAAAGTTGATCAAATTGGTATTCCAACAGGCTTTCCTGTTTATGATCAGTCTATTGGTGGAGGTTTAAGAAAAGGGACGGTCAATGTTATTGCTGCTAGACCAAAAACAGGCAAAACTCTATTGTCTGATAATATGGGTAGGAATATTGCTGCTAATGGTATTCCTGTTTTAAACATGGATACGGAAATGGCGAAGGAAGATCATATTAATCGTATCTTAGCTATGACAACAGAGATCGAAATTAACGCTATTGAAACAGGCAAATTTACTGAAACTCCAGACAAAAAGAATAAGATATCAAAAGCAGTAGAGGAACTTAAAGAGTTAAAACTTTACCATAAGAGTATTGCAGGTAAACCATTCGAGGATCAACTAGCAATTATGAGAAGATGGCTAGTAAAAGAGGTTGGATTAAATAATGATGGAACAGCTAAGGATTGTGTTATATTTTATGATTATCTAAAGCTTATGGATAGCACTGGAATGAGTCAAGATATGAAAGAATATCAGGTTCTAGGCTTCATGATGACTGCATTACATAATTTTGCTGTAAGATATAGAGTGCCTATTGTTGCATTTATACAGTTAAATCGAGATGGTATTACCAAAGAAAGCACAGATACCGCATCTGGTTCAGATAGAATTATTTGGCTATGTAGTAACTTTAGTATCTTTAAAAGAAAAAGTGACGAAGAAATCGCAGAAGATGGTCCATCAGAAGGTAATAGAAAACTCATTCCTCTCATCAGTAGACATGGAGGAGGATTGGATGATAATGATTATATTAATTGCTATATGAAGGGTTGGTGTGCTAAGATTACTGAGGGTCGTACTAAACTAGAAATTGCAAATAATATTCGTAAAGACAAAAAGTCCAACGGATTTAATATTGAAGAAAACGATAATGGCAATACAGAAACAATTCCGTTCGTATAATCAAAATCAACTTAAGGTAGTTTGCGATAAACTGTGTGATAATATCGAGGAACTATTAGAGTTTCTTGGGATATCTTCTGATATTAAGAATAATGGTAAAATGATGGTGGGCAAATGTCCTATTCATGACGGAGATAATATTACTGCTTTTAATATTTATCCAGAAGGTGACTATTATAGGGGGAACTGGAAATGCAGAACCCACAATTGCGAAAAGGTGTTCAAGGCATCTATTATAGGATTCATTAGAGGGGTATTGTCCAATAAGAAATATGGATGGTGCAAGTCGGGAGATCAAACAGTAACTTTTAGAGAAACCATAGAGTTTGTGGAGGGGTTTTTAGATCATAAAGTAGATGATGTTAAAGTAAACAGGTCCGAGATAGAAAAAGCTAAGTTTGCTAGTATAGTTAATAATATTACTGCTCCACAGGACAAGTCTATTGCCACCATCAAACGGAATCAGGTCAGAAAAACATTGAAAATGCCTTGTGAATATTTTATGGGTCGTGGATTCTCTAAAGAGATTCTAGATAGATATGATGTAGGATTTTGTAATAATCCCAATAAGGAAATGTTTGGTCGAGCCGTCGTTCCTATATATGATCACGAATATAAATATCTGGTAGGATGTACGGCACGAAGCACTTGGGAAAAGTGTAGTGAATGTGGCACCCACCACAATCCAGCAGACCCGTGTCCAAGCACATCAGAAAAATGGAAATTTTCTAAATGGAAACATAACTATGAATTCAAAAGTCAAAACCATTTGTATAATTTCTGGTTTGCAAAACAGAATATATTAGAAAGTACCAAGGTTATTTTAGTAGAAAGTCCGGGTAATGTTTGGAGACTAGAAGAAGCTGGTATACATAACTCTGTGGCTATGTTTGGATCTTCTTTGAGTGATAGGCAAAAAATCATACTAGACGGATCAGGAGCCATGAATATTATAGTCTTAACAGACAATGATGAGGCTGGACACAAAGCAGCGGAAACTATAAAAGATAAATGTAAAAATACCTATAAGGTTAATAGAATAGTTATATCAAAATTAGATGTAGCAGAAATGTCTATTGATGAAATTCAGAATGAGATTAAACCCAAAATAGAAAGCATTATATGACTAAGATTATAGCGTTTTCTGGAAGAAAACAATCCGGCAAAAGCACTGCTGGAGAATTTGTCAGTTCTTTTATCGATAATAATAATATCACACTATCTCATAAAATATATAGTTTTGCCGACCCATTAAAGCAAGACATATGTATTAATATTTTAGGTATGACCCATACACAATGTTATGGTTCTGACGACGATAAAAATACCATGACTGATTTGTTGTGGAACGGCGAAGAACTAACTGCCAGAAGAGCTATGGAGGTTATTGGCACTAATATCTTTAGACAGATTAAGACTCGGGTTTGGGTGGAAGCTACTCTAAACAAGATATTTAGAGAAAAGTTTGATTTAGCTATTATTGTGGACTGTAGATTTCCTAACGAGTCTGATGCCATATTAGATAGTGGGGGATACGTTATTAGGCTTGATCTAAATCCTTTTGATTCTGATTCGGATAGTGAAAAGGCTCTAGATCCAGAATATTACGACTGGTCTAAATTTAGTTATATTATACATAATAGCTATTTGACCAATGAAGAAAAAAATAATAGAATACTCAAATTTTTAACAAGAAACAGAATACTATGATAATTACATACCTCCGATCATCTAGCTATGGTACACACTCTATGTGCGAACAGCAATTTTTTATCGAGTATATTCTAGGTCATCGCTCCCCATCCAATAAAAAGGCTGATAAAGGCACAATTTTCCATAAGGTTATGGAGATATTAGCTTATGTTAAACTTACTCAACAAAACAATAAGAAATCCTTTGTAGACGATATTGTTGGAGAAGTTAATGTAGACAAATATAATCTTAATACTCTTATAGAAAAAGTTTATTATTATTATACTAGTCGATTTACCCACCATGAATGGGAGGTTAAAGACTATAAAGACTGTCATGCGTGGGTTAATAGAGCATTGGAATACAATAATGGTATGTTTGATCCAAGAAACAGCAATATTTTACAGCCAGAACAACATTTCGATATTGAGATAGTTAAGCCTTGGTCAAAATATAAGTTTGATACTCCAGAAGGTGTTCTGGAAGGACATCTTGCTATTAAGGGAACCATAGACTTAATTACTAGGGTGAACGACAACACTATAGAAATTGTTGATTATAAAACTGGTCGTAGATTAGACTGGGCGACGGGACAGGAGAAGACCCTAGAAAAATTACAAAACGATCCACAATTAAGAATATACCATTATGCTATTAGTCATCTATATCCAAACATGGAGCATTGTATGGTGTCTATATATTTTGTGAATGATGGTGGTGCATTTTCTGTATGTTTTGATAAGCCAGATCTTGCCCAAACCGAAAATATGTTAAGGCAAAAGTTTGAAGTTATAAAGAATAGTCAAAGACCAAAACTAAATAAAACATGGAAATGCAATAAGTTGTGTCATTTTGGTAAAAGCACATTTGAGAACTCTAATATACTACCTATTCTCGAATATAGAGACGGACAGGTTTGTGATAAAGATAAAACAATGACCAAATGCGAACAAGTTAGACACGATATTGAACTCAAAGGCATGAAGAATGTTGTTGACGAATACACTGTCCAGGGGTATAGTGTTGGAAAATACAAGGCGCCTGGAAGTGCAGAATGAAAAACTATATACCTCTACATTGTCATTCTATGTACTCTTTGCTAGATGGCCTTAGTAAGTCTTCTAAAATAGCCGAGAGATGTGTAGAAATTGGAGCTAGTGCCTGCGCCTTAACGGATCACGGCAATATAGCAGGATCTGTTAAGTTCTTTAAAGAGATGAAGTCTGTGGGGGTAAAGCCTATATTGGGGTGTGAGCTTTATCTATGTGATCAAAACGTGGAAATCAAAGATAAGTCTAATAAAGAATTGACCCATTTTATTGTATTGGCCAAAAACCTCAAAGGGTGGCAAAATCTCATTCGTTTAGTCTCAGAGTCCAACAGGCCAGACTTTTATTATCACAAGCCTAGACTAACGCTAGAGGCCCTAGCAGAGTTTTGTGATGGCAATATGCTTGGAATGTGCGGTCACCTGGGATCATTATTAGCCGATCAAATAGTTGACAATAATCAGATAAATCCAGACTGGAAAAATATCGGTGTCGAAAAGATTGGTAAATTAAAAGATATCTTTGGGGCAGAGAATTTTATTCTTGAGGCTCAGTTGATGGATTGTGATAATACTCCTATACAAAAGCAATTAACGGATGTTGTTAGGGCTTTGGGTAAGTATACGAATACTACAGTGGTATGTACTCCGGATGCCCATTATGTTAGAAAAGAAGATGCTTCCGATCAAAGAATTCTTTTATGTAACAATCTAAAGACCACAATGCCGGAAATTAGTAGAAAAATTAATAACAACGATCCACTGCCTATGGGTTGTTTTTTTACTTCGGATAATTTTCATATACTTTCTCAGGAAGAAATGAGTTCTTTACACACGGAGGAGGAAATAGAAAATACTAATATAGTAGCAGATATGTGTGAGGAATATGATATTACTAGTAGACCCAGACTTCCTCCTTTTGGGTGTGAATCTCCAGACGAATATCTTAGACAATTATGTAGAGATGGTTGGAGACAAAAGATACAAGATCGTATACCAAAAGAACAACAAGATCAATATGTTGAAAGAATTAAGTATGAGCTAGGAGTATTACAGGGGGCTGGCTTATCTAGTTATTTTTTAATTGTACAAGATATTGTCAATTATGTGAGATCAAACGATTGGCTACCTGGACCAGGAAGAGGTTCTGCTGCCGGATGTTTGGTATCTTATTTAATTGGTATCACGGGTATTAATCCGCTACAATATGGTTTAATTTTTGATAGATTTTATAACTCTGGTCGTAACACCAAGGACCGAGTAAGTATGCCAGATATTGATGTGGACGTTCCAATTAACAAAAGAGAAAATGTAATATCCTACATTAAAAATAAGTATGGGGATAGTCAGGTTTCTCAAATGGTTACGTTTAATACCATTAAGGGTCGCGGAGCAATTAAGGATGTTCTTAGAGTGTATGGCAATATTAGTTTTGATGAAATGAATAATATTACTAGAAACATACCAGATGAAGCTAAAATTGCAGACGAATTACAAGAGATGAAGGATGAGACTGGAGACGCATCTATCATACGATGGGCATTAGAAAATCAAGCAGATAAGCTAAAAGAATGGTGTTATATTGATGAAAATAATGAATTACAAGGACCTCTTGCCAAACGTTTTGAACAGGCTATAAGATTAGAGGGCACAAAGGTTAATCAGTCAAAACACGCTGCTGGCGTTGTTATCGCTGATAGCGACCTTGCCACCATCTGTCCTATGATATATGACTCTAAAACAAAAACAAGGATTGCCGGAATGGAAATGGAAGACCTTGAATCCATTGGTGTGGTAAAGTTCGACATTCTTGGCGTGGCTATGTTAGATAAAATCATGTTCATTTCCGAATATCTTAAGAAGGGGGTTTCTAATGAAATTTCATGAAGTCGCGGTTGGTGAAATATTTAAGTTCAATAATCAAGAATATGTAAAGATTCCAGAAGTAAGAGTTAGTTGCTGTAAGATTCAGCAAAATGCCCAAATATTAGGTAGTGAGGAAAAGGTTGTTCTCAAACCTTTAGATGAAGTAGAAAAGATTATTAAATAATGCTAAGTAAAAAAATATGCGTATTTGATATGGAAACAGATGGCTCGGACCCAAATTTTTGTAGTCCGGTCCAAATATCTGCTGTGATAGTCGATCCAGTAAAACTGGAAGTTGTACCTGGTTCAGAATTTAATATTTTCTGTAAGCCAGAAGTAATGGAAGAAACGGCAGATTATAAGTATGAAACAGATATTTTAAGTTTTCATGCCAAGGTACGTGGATGCTCAGAAGAGGAGATCTATAAACAATGGCAAGAATATCCTGCTCAAGAAGTTGCTTGGAAGTCTTTTGTATCATATTTAGAAAAATACCACTGTTTTGGAGGCAAGAAAAAGAGTATGTTTTCTGCTCCAATCGCCGCTGGTTATAATATACATAGATTCGATCTAAAAATAGTAAATAGGCTTTGTCTTAAGTATAAAAACTATGAACCAAAAGAGAAGAATAGTAATATTTTTCATCCTAGGGACGTTTTGGATATTATGAACTTGGTTTTTTATTGGTTTGAAAGCACTAACCTGAAAAGCTATTCATTAGATAGTATTAGAGAATATATGGGTATATCCAAAGAGGGCGCTCACGATGCTTTAAAAGATGTGCAGGATTGCGCAAAAATATTGATTAGATTTTTAAAGCTTCATAGAAATCTTTCTCAGAAGGTTAAATTTAAGGATTCTTTTATAAATGACAATTAATTTTGACTGCGGATGCTCATTTCCTACCCAAAAGGTATCTGGTCTACTATCTATAGATTTTGATATTAGTCAGATTAATTTTGAGTGTCCTAAAACTTGGGAACTAATATCATCTGGTAATACTAAGGGGTGTTTTCAGCTAGAGTCTCGTTTGGGACAAAGTATGTCCAAGAAACTCATGCCAGAAAATATAGAGCAATCATCTGCTTTAATTAGCATTATGAGACCGGGGTGTTTGGAAGCTGTTCGTGATGGTAAAACAGTTAGTAACCATTATATAGACAAAAAGAATGGTCTAGAGTCTGTAGATTATTTCCATAAGTCATTAGAGCCTGTTTTAAAAAATACTTATGGCGAAATGGTATATCAAGAACAAGCTATGGAAATAACCAAAGAGATTGCTGGGTTTGATCTACAAGAAGCAGATATGCTTAGAAAAGCTATTGGCAAGAAAAAGCCAGAAGAAATGGCCAAGGTTAAATCAAGATTTTTAGAGGGTACAAAACATCTTGGTATAGTAACAAACGATGAGGCAGAACAGATATTTGGATGGATTGAAAAAAGTCAAAGATATTCATTTAATAAATCACATGCTATAAGTTACGCTGTTAATGGATACATATCTGCTTATGCTAAAGCACATTTCCCGAAGATCTTTTTTTTATCATATTTGCGTCTAGCAAAAGATAAAATAGATCCTCAACAAGAAATCTCGGAGCTGATTAGCAATGCTAGAGATATGGATATTGGTGTGTTTGGTCCTAGCCTTAGACTTAAAAATAAAGAGTTTGAGATAGTTGATACAAAGATATATTTTGGGCTTACTAATATCAAAAACGTAGGAGAGTCTGTTTATGCAAAGCTTATTGTATTACTAGATAAGTATGATTTGTCAAAGATGTCTTGGATAGAGATATTAACTAAGATATTAGTGAATATTAATTCGGCCGCTGCGAAATCTCTTATTTTATCAGGAGCTATGGATTATCTGAAAATTAGTCGTAATAAAATGGTATTTGATCTGAACCTAATTAGTGAACTAACAGCTAGAGAATTAGAGAAGTGTTTAGAAATACTAAATGATGGAAATACAAAAGACCTAACTAGTCTTTTAAGACGTTTACTAGAAAAAACTAAAATTACCAAAAATAGACAACCAAAGATATTAAGCATAATTAATCAAACAATAAATCCTCCGTATTCTTTAGTTGATGAACCAGAATGGATTTCAAATAATGAAAGAGACTTACTTGGCGTATCTATTACAATTACAAAAACAGATCTGTATGACTCATCTTATGCAAATACGGATTGTAAAGATCTTAAAACATTTCCCAACAATAAGCAGTTTTTTATTGTGGCAGAAATAGCTGATATGAGCGTGATTGTGACAAAACGTGGAAAAACTCCGGGACAGGAAATGTGTTTTTTGAGACTTTCTGATTCATTTGGCAGTTTAGATTCTATTGTATTATTTCCAGAAGAGTTTGCACAGTACAAGGATCTATTAGAGGCGGGACGAGTTTTAATGTTTAATGGCCAAAAGTCTGGCAAGAACAGTACGCCAGTGGTTAAAAAGTGTTTCGTTGTTTAATTCTTGACACAGGCGACACACTTCGTATAATGAAGTATATTGTGACTCTTAACTTTGAAAACTTGAAGGAGACTTTGAAATGAATATTGTGTTACTAAAAGGAAATCTAACTCGTGACCCTGAACTACGAGTTGTTAACAGCGGCGAGAAGCAAACTTCTGTTGTTTCATTTACCGTTGCTGTATCCAAGGACTTTACAAGAGCAAACGGAACTCGGGATAAGATTGTTTCGTATATTCAGTGTGAAGCGTGGGATAGTGGGGCCGAAGTAATCGGTTCTTCTTTCCGCAAGGGCGATCTAGTAATGATCGAAGGAAGTTTGCGTAACGATAGTTGGGAAAAGGATGGTGTTAAGCATTCTACACTCAAGGTAAGAGTGAATAATTTTTCCAAAGTAACTAAGATAAAGAAGCAAGAATCAGTAGAAGAAACAGTTGCTTTCTAAAACTATTCTGAGATATATACAAACTTGGGGCACTCACACTGCCCCTTGTTTTGTATTATAATAGGAAAACCTATGAATAAAAAACGTATCTTAATGTGTGCTGAGTATCACGGGGTTAATTCTGGTTTTGGTCGATACACAAAAGAAATTTTAACAGCATTACATAAACGACCAGATTTTGAAATAGCGGAATTTGCTTCTTATCGTAAAGAAGGTCTTCCGAATAATGATGTTCCTTGGAGAGTCTATGCTAATGAACCATTAGATGGTACACCAGAAAAAGAAGCATATAAAAACAACCCAATCAATCAATTTGGTCAGTGGAGATTTGAAAAAACAGTTCTGCATTTCAAACCCGATATTGTCTTTGATATTAGAGACTATTGGATGTTTGCATACCAAGAAACTTCACCTCTTAGAAAATACTATCATTGGGTAGTAGCCCCGACTATAGATTCTATACCACAAAAGCCAGAATGGCTCAAAACCTACGAGAACGCCGATGTGGTTTTAACTCACACAGACTGGGCTGAAAACTATTTAAAACAACAAAATAGGCCAATAAACATCCAAGGCTGTGTAACGGATTCTGTTGACCCAACAATATTTAAACCAGTGGGTCACACAAAATCATACCATAAAATGAAATACGGCCTACCTTCAGACGCTATTGTTATAGGGTCTGTTATGCGTAACCAAAAAAGAAAACTTATTCCAGAACTATTCAGGTCTCTGCAACAATTATTGAACGATGTGGGTAGGTCACAAAAGATATTCTTGTATTTACATACTTCTTTTCCAGAAACTCACGGATGGAATATTCCAGAGTTATTGCAGGAATTTGGGGTGTCTAATAATGTACTATTTACATATTATTCACCACATAAAAAAGATATTATTATTTCTCCGTATAAGGGACCTAAAATTGTACACACAGACGGATCGAGAGATGCGTTTTACGTATTTCCTAATGTTATACATGGTGTCTCTAATAAACAGTTGAGCGATATTTATAACTGCTTTGATATTTATGTTCAGTATGCTATCTGTGAAGGTTTAGGTATTCCTCAACTAGAAGCAGCCTCTTGTGGGATCCCAATTTTCTCTGTTAATTATAGTGGCATGGAAGAGATTACCAATAAAGTAAATGGTATTAAAATTAATAATAGATTATGCAAAGAGTTAGAGACGGGGGCGGAAAGAGCGATACCAGATAATAATCATTTAATATCTGAGATCAAGAAATGGATGTCTCTGGATAAAAAAGATAAAAGTGCTCTTAGCAAAAAAACTAGAGAGTTATTAGTAGAAAACTATAGCTGGGAAAAAACAGCAAATAAAATGATCGAAATTTTTGACTCTTTGCCGCCAAAAAATATATGGGATCAGCCGATGACCACCAATGCTACGGCAAAAGTGCCAGATGGATTATCTAATAGGGATTTTGTCTATTGGATTGTTAATAATATTATACAGTCTCCTGAGCTAATCAAGACATCTCTCATCCAAAACATTATTAAAAATATGGATGAAGGATATGCTTCTACTGATGGCGGCATAGGTAATTTTGATCACAAAGCTTCTGTACAAGTACTGGAAACATACCTAAATAATAAAATTTTCTGCGAAAAAATACGCAATAATGAAATAGAAATGAAAGATAACTTTCTTAATAGATAATTTTAATGAGTAATATTTTATACATAGGGCCGTATAGAGAGTTTAGTGGTATGGGTAATGCTGCCCGTAGATACATACAAGCCCTACACAGAGCTGGTCATAACGTTAGTATCAGGCCAATTTATAACGCATTTAAAATCTATCCGGAAGCTGAGATAGAATCAGAAATTTTAGAACTGGAGCATAACAGGAGTAACTCTTATCATGTATGTATACAACATTGCTATCCTCATCAGTTTCATTATACAGGTAAATCTGGAACTATAATTGGTGTGGTACATCTAGAGTCATATAATTATCGCAATGATATGGCTCAATACTTGAGTTTACCAGATGAACTACTAGTAGGTTCACAATCTTGTAAAAGAACAGTTCTTGGATGTGGAATTACAGACAAACCAATTCATGTCATACCAGAACCAATAGATTTGAAATTAGTGTCTAGCTTTATAGAACTTAATCCTCCACCTAAAAAAGATTTGTTTACTTTCTATACGTTAGGAGATTTCTCTTCTAGAAAAAATATACTCACAACAATGCTTGCTTATTCAATAGTATCTTCAAAATATGATCATATCAATATGATTATTAAAACTAAGCATAAAAACTTAGCGGAATTATCTGTTCCAGATTCATACATAAAAGAATGCACTGATATTAATAACTCAATATTTCCTTTATATAAAAAAAATAAAACACAACCTAGGGTTATTATTGGAGACACAACATATAAAAATATTCTAAAATTACATCACAAAGGAGATTGTTTACTAGATGTCTCTTCAGGGGAAAGTTTTGGTTATGCTGCTTTAGAAGCAATCGCTTTTGAAAACAATCTTATAGTTAACGAGAAAACTGGAACAGAAGACTTAATAGAAGATGGCTGTGGGTTAGTTGTTTCATCATCTAGTGAGCATTGTGAAGATTCTCATAAGCAGTATTTTTTATATAATACAGTATTTCAAACATGGCAAAAACCTAGCTTAGAGGATCTAGTAAGAAAGATGGAAATAGCTATACTAGAATCAAATACCGAGAAGCAAATGAGACAAGAAAAACAAAGAATTAAAGCTATTAAATGTTCTATGGAATCTGTATCTGAAATGTTGAGGGGTTTATGATACTATCATCTATTTTGCATAGAGAGTATATCGTAGATAATGATACGATTAATATCTTATGGACCCCTACAGATAACAGCTCTTTTAAATATTTTATATCTGAGTGTTTTGTTAACGTTAACTTTTATGAGTTTGATCACACGTACTTTGGTTTTGCAGATATAGATGTTGTGATATGTAACAATAGAATAACACATCTAGAGAAATGTACAGAACTAGCAAAATATTTACATTGTCCATTACTGATAATAGACCATGATTTCCGTCCTAGTAATATTACATTAGATAATAATATTATTCCTATATCCTCTGTAGAACAAATTTCTCTTAACAAAGGCATTCAATTATCTTGGAAGAATACTAGCAGCAAAATTCTTCCATATGATATAACCCAGACCACATCTAAGGAAGCGTGGAAAGACATGATATATTCCCTAATTAAATCTGTATCAATTATTAAATAATTATGACAACAACTACAACAAAAACGCACAAATATTTTATTTACCATTCCGAGATGCCTTTAGTACCATCCGAATGGCAATATATTAACTATACAAAGATTAGCAAAATTAAAAAAGCAAAAGAGATCTTTCTTTTTGACTTATTAGACTTTATAGATACTATGCAGCAAAAGTCTCTGTTAGAAAACATTAAGAATTGTTTGGCTAATGATGGTATCATACACATACAAGCAGCAGATATCCATAGTATAAGTTCTGCTATTTTGAATAATCAAATAGATATAGAGACATATAACAATCTAATTTTTTCACCCTCACGAACACGTATTAATAGTATGGGTCGGATGATAACTCTGCTCAAAGAGGTGGGATTTTCTATATTAGAGGCCAAGTTCATTAACGGTGTTCAGTATTCTTTAAGGTGTGGCAAACCAAATGAGTAAAGTAACATATGTTATACTGGCTTGTAATATAGATAAAGGAATGAAATCTTTTGGTTCTAAAGGTTTAATGGTATTTCAGAATAAAAAACTTTTAGATTATCAAATTACATGGATAAAAAAACAAAAACCAAAAGGGGCTGAAATAATAGTGGTAGCTGGTTTTGATTTTATCAAGATACAAAAAAGTTTTGATAAAAACGCTAAGATTATAAAGTCTGATCAAAATAACCCCATATACTCCGCATGTGTAGAAGCAAAAAACGATAATGTATATTTTATAGATTATGGATGTTTATTCAATCCTCAAGTTATTCCGTGTATAGACAACTTGGATACCTCTACTATTATAACTACAGAGAAATCAGCAGATCTCTGTGTAGGATGTATAACAAAAGAAAATCAAATAGAGCATATGTTTTTGGATCTACAGCAGCACAAGTTTTGTAATATGTTCTATCTTGTCAAAGAAGATATTATTAAAATCAAAACTGATCCATTTTATCAAAGACATAATATATTGAATTTTGAAATCATTAATAAGTTGGTAGACACAGGATCCACAATTAACCGAGCTAATATTAGTCCAAAAGACTTTGTTTACTTTCACAATATGAGACAAAAAAATGTCATCTCCAAATTCATTAAAAAACATGCCTATTAATATCTCACTATATTTTAACCAGATCAGTAAGGAGTCTTTACAAGACTCAAGATTTGTAGATCTACAAAATATATTATCAAACCCAGATAATTTAGATAAATATACATACTCTTTATATTCTGATAATAATTTATTAGCAGAAAATATTTTTATGCCTATATTTCATTCCGCATACTTGGCTTCCGGAGTTACTAATGTTATACTAGAAATAGAGGCAGATATATGGCTAACTGAAGCTTTTCCTAATAATAGATATTTTTATATGACCAAAGAAGATCCACCAATTACTATAGTAAATAATCCTAGAATTAGAGTTATAACTTCAATACAAGATATAGGCAGTACCTTATGAAATACGATAATCTTTCTAACGACGAAAAAAAACAGATAATTGAAAATCTCTATTGTATAAATAAGAAATCTTTTCAACAAATTGCTGCCGACTATGATACATATGCGAATAAAATTCGTAGAGACGCCAAAAAATTTAAAATTCAGATACGAGACAAAAGCGAGGCCCAAAAAAATGCTCTGTCCACAGGCTCCCACAAGCATCCTACGAAAGGATTGAAACGTTCGGAACAAACCAAAAGAAAAATTGGTTCTGGTGTTTTGACCAATTGGGAAAATATGAACGAAGAGGAATTAGATCGTCGCAAAGAAAAGGCCAGGCAACACTGGCAAGAATTATCCGAAGAAGAAAAAGCAAATATGATTAATGCTGCGAATAAGGCGGTAAGAAACACAAGCAAAACAGGATCTAAGCTAGAAAAATATTTATATGCAGAATTAATCAAATCTGGTTTTAAAGCGGAATTTCATAAGGAACAATCTATACTAACAACCAAGCTACAAATAGATATATTCGTTACATCATTAAATGTGGCTATAGAGGTAGATGGTCCATCACACTTTTTACCAGTTTGGGGAGAAGACGCACTCAATAGAAATGTAAAATATGACAACAAGAAGACCGGTTTACTTCTTGGCAAGGGGTGTGTTTTGATTAGAATAAAGCAGACCAAGGATTACTCGCCCACCAGAGGCAAAATGATTTGGGATCAGGTATATCAAACCTTAAAACAAATTGAAACGAAATTTCCAGATATTGATCATAGACTTATTACTATAGGAGACTGCTAATGGCCGATAAAGGAAAAGAGACAAAAGAAATAAAAGATATAAAGGAATCTAAGGAAAAAAAGATTACTTATCATGATCTGGAATGGAGCGATTATGTTTTGGGACTTTTGAGTGATGATGAGAAAATAGAGGGTAATCCTACTACCGATGGTTTACGTCGAGTTTTCGAAATAGCTATGAATTGTGAGATTATAGATTCTCTCTCTGAGGTTGTGCAGTCTCCTTCTATAGATAATGAGAAAAGGGCCACAGTTGTACACATGCTATCCTATATCGTAAACGGAGATAAAGAACGAAATACTAAAACTGTTAGTGGTGCCGCGGATGTTTATTGGGGAAATTGTGATAAGATTTTTAGAAATCACCCGGTAGCTGTTGCGGAAACTAGGGCAGAAGGTAGGGCTCTTCGAAGAGGATTAAGACTAAGGAAAGTTGTTACCGCTGATGAATTATCTAGAGAAATAGAAGATAATCCAGACGGTGATTCTGTCACCAAAATAAGTAATAACCAACTTAATTTTATGGATGTTTTAGCCAAACGACTTGATATAAACATGGTGAAATTACTAGAAAAAAGTGGACACAAAGATAAAAACATCTATAATATAGAGCATAGTGTCGCTGTTGACATTATCAAAAACTTGTCATCTTACCAACAAAATACTGATACTATACCTAGTGAGTCTAAGGGTTACGACAGTCATTGGAAATAATGGAGATATATTATGAAAGTCATTTATAATGTTAATAGTAAGCTAGCATTTGAGCTTGAAGGATCTGGTCAAAAAGAAATTTTTAAGGAACTGGCACTAATCCAAGAAATCTTTGGAGAAGAATACTGCGGCTTGTGCAATAAAGATAATCTGCGTTTTGTGGTAAGAAATGTAGAAGGTAATGATTACTATGAGCTAAGGTGTAACGATTGTGGAGCTTTACTAGCTTTTGGCCAGCACAAAAAAGGAGGCACCTTATTTCCAAAAAGAAAAGACGATGAGAACAACTATTTACCCCATAAAGGTTGGCATAAATATTCTAAGGAAAAATCTTGATTAGTTTTACTGTTAAAGAAGATAAACTAATTCTTAAGAACTGCACTCTTTTAATAGGAGCAGCAAAATAAATTATGCTTACTCTTATAGATGGTAAATTGCGAATATTTAATGGGGCTCTTGTTCTTTCTGATTCGGCAGACGATCCATGCTGCTGTGACCCGTGCCGTTACGTAGTTTGCATTTCCGTTATTGACGAAGACAGCAGCAATGAGTTTTTCAGAGATGATGATTGGGCGGCGTTTAGAGCCGCGTGGCCTGATAGAAAGTTTTTTTTGTTAAAACCGTCTCCGCAGCCTGTGCCGTTACTTACGCCCGCTGGTTGGGATGGGACTGGGCCAATTAACGTGGCAAGAGACGGCGGCAATGCCGGGGAGGCGACAGACTGGTACGACGTTTGTAATCTCGATAACAATTTATCTTTTGGCGGTAAAATTGCGTTATTCATAGACCAATCAGGAAGTATGGATCTGGGCACGGTACAAGCATCTTACGACTTGTTTTTAACTCGGCTTAATGATCGCGTCCAAAACGGCCGGCCAGACCCGGTCACCGTAGCAAACGGCCGTTTGATACTTGTTTTTAATGGCAACGAACGGTGGATTTTGCCACACATATCTTTTGAAGACTGCCCAACGACTGCATAAACAATTATTAGGGAGAACCAGAGGGTGGTATACCAGAATTTGCTTCGTCACAAGTTGCAACCTCAATAATATCAGACTCAGCATCTTGTCCTTCTACGAAAATATGTACTTTTTTCTTTTTAAACTCTAGTCCATTATCACCTAAAGCCGCTTCATATATCATTTCCTCTTTGTTCACTTTCCACCACTTTGCACACCCATTTTCATTCACTAACACTTCAACACTGTCTCCCATTGTAATATCTTTTAGGGCGGACTCTGCATCAAATTCAGAGGCTATCAAACCAGCATCCATAGAGTCATCACAATTTCCACCAAATCCAATAACAATATGAAAAGATAATCCTATATCTGCAATCACACACCAAGTTTCTGATCCATCTTTAGGTTTAACTTTTCTCAAAAGATTCAATGCTTTTACTGGCTCATATTCTGCGTCCCCCTCTAAATTAGCTTTCTGAGGATTTGTTTTATGATCAACACCATCAACATCTTTTACTTTATATGCATTTACTGTTTTAGCTTGATCCTTACCCCATTCCCCCGTATATTTTGCTATCTTAATAACACTACCACCACCTTTAGGTATTGCTAAATATTTATCATCATTATATACAGCATAAATTAATTCACCACTAGGAATAGTAACTTTATCTAAAAAGTTATAGACCGTAATATATTGATCCTCTATGTTATCCATGATGGATTCTCCAAACGACCCCCAAACATTATAATTAGAATGAAAGGACGGGTCTGCATTACCTGGTTCACAATCGGGTGGCATTAGAGTATTATTTACTAAGTAAGCCGTAGCACATCCCTCAGCTTTAAGTTCCCCGTCTAATTTAGCTAATAATATTCTATCAGGAGGAGGACAAACCCACACACCCCGATCTCTATCAAATCTTAGATCTACTGGACCCACAGGCCATGTCTCAGGTTTGGATAGCCAATGATACATAAATCTATCTTTAAGGTTTTCGTGTTCAAATTCACCCACAGCGGCTTTGTTTGGATTATCTACCCAGTTTGGGATAGGCTTGTTCTCGGTATCATACCCCCAAGCCTGTAATACTAATGGACCTCTTAGAGAATAAAAGCCAAAGTCTGTTTCGTTATCATATTTATTTTTAATATCACCACCATAAATATCTTCATCTACAGTATTAGTTCCAAATCCAAGAACCTGAATAGTAGTACTATTAGGCGCTATTACTCTATTTTGCCACTCACTCAACATACTAGCACTCAGAATAGGATTTAAAAACGTTTGATTAATAGGAAAAGCATTTGCCTCATCATTTTGTTCGTTATTTAATGGAGGCATAGATGGTCGAGTTTTCCTAGATAAATTACCCCTCTCATATTTAAAATTAACCATATATCTAGGTAAAGAACCACCACGACCTTTAATAGAAACGGGGGTGAATAATCCATCCAAAGACATAATAGCTAACTTTTGAAAGTTGTCGCCCTGTATAGATGTTTCATATTCTTTTTTCGAATTAAGTCCAATTTCTATAACGTTTATTTCGTTATCAACACCAATATTACTATGATAGCCACCAACTAATACATTTCCAGGAGAAGCAGTATTGAGGTTGGATCTGTTGTCAAAAGCATTGATAGAAGTAGACTTGCTAAAAGAGCTTCTCATACTATTTACTAATGCTAAAGTTCTACGTCTTTGTTCTTTAGCAAATGTAAAAATTTCATTTCTAGCTTTCATAGACTTTTGTACATTATCAGACAAAGCCTTGCCGTACTGTCCAAATTTTGAACTATAGCTTTGAAAATTATAGCTTGTTGTAGCCCCACCACTATTATAATTTACATTAATACTATTAATAACAACACCAGCGCTTAAAAAGTACTGAATACTATAACCTGGTGGTTCTACAAGAGTCATACTTCCTGATTCTGTTTTATTTGCTACTCTTAGCGCATTACCTGCTAATGCTTGTCCTACAGTATTCATAACCCTCTCATTACCATAGTTCCAAGGACTTAGATTTGTCTGAAGTACCTCTGTAGATCCTATTGCTCCTGCGCTAGATGTCCAAGGACCATAAACATAAACATTACTTTTCATGGGAATACTAGCAAAATCAAAACCTGCTGTAGCAAAGCCCATTTTGTATATATTAGAGCTAGTAATATCACTATAGCCAATGTTTCTTTGTTCCATGTTCTTGAGTGTTCCTTCATCCATCAAACAAGCAAGTGCTGTGAGACCGAACGAAAGCAAATTCTCGTTTAATCTGGGAGTCATTCCGATTAATGGAGTAGTAATTAAAACCTCTGCTTGTCTACCATTTCTATATACTCTTCCTGCATCAGTATCAATTTTAATATAAGCTAAATTACCTTTAATAAAAAAGTCTCCAGAAAGTCCGTCCGGACTCAGCCTAAAAGGAATATCTTTGCCATATATATTACGAGATATAGATTCTGATACGGGTACCACAATAAAACCACTAAGCTTATTATCAGAAGACTCAAAAATAGTAGTATCTATCCCATAGGTTAATCCTAATAAATTAGCTTGATTAGGCCAACCAGCATCTACCGGAAAATCAGATAAATAATAAGAACCACCCTCAGATACCACATTACTAGTTGCGGCAGGATAAACGCAAAAAGAATTAATGGGTATAAGCCATTTCCTACCATACCATTCACTAATCCACGAGCTAAACCATTCGTATGCCATATTATATAATACTGCTTTTGGTGATTTAGCAGCAAATCTGGGGGATCTATTTAAGGTGTTAAGATCGGATGCTGCTTGATCATTCCCTGCTTGTTGTAGTCTCTGGAAAGCCTGAAGAACAGTTTTCATATTTTGAGCAATACCTAGTTTTTTTTGCAAAAGTGCGGATAAGCTATTGGGTTGGATAGTGCCATATAATTTCCATAATTCTACCGAACCAGCACATAAAATCTCTTGCTCCTCTACAGGAAACTCGCGTGGCAAAGCAATATTTGCTAGTATACCCATACTATCAGCTAAAGGAGATATATTAATATAAGCTCTAAAATTAGGACCAACAGCTCTATTTGGTTCACCAGCAGGATCATAACCAAGCATCAAGGTTGGCGTTACGGATGCTCTGGGTCTGGTTCTTACAGTGGTCATATAGCTAACTTTTTCGCCAACAACTACTCTATTAGAATTTTCATATAATTCTTCTTCTCCTATTTCTCCAGATAACAGGGTTCCATTATTTTGAGCAGTATCAATAATTTGTCTTATTAAACCAAAACTAGGCTGTATTGTTCTATCTATAGTCCAAACCGTAATGGTCGAACCCTCTAAGGTCACAGTAAAATCACAGGCTCCCTCATCGCAAGCTTGAGATATTAAACTTAGTAATGAAGCACTAGATGCCTCGGTAACAGCATAAAATGGACACGCAGCAAGTACATTGCCTAAATTCAATGTTAGTGGCTCTCCTATGGTAGTATAAACTGTTGAGGTTCTCTGTATAGCCTGAAGAGCAGATACTAAATTGGTTCCATTGTCACCACCTGATCTAGCGAAATTTACACAACTACCTATTCTTGGCCAGTTTTGTGTGTCTATTCCGGGAGGACAAACAGCAACTCCTCTCTCTAGTATAGATGCTACATTAATAAAATTAGGTGCTTCCAAAGGACAATAGTAATCTTTTAGCATCACGGATACATTTTCTAAAATTTTACGAGGATCTATAATTTTAAATTTATATGAGAACCCATTACTAGTTTCAGAATATGTGCGACTATTAATAATTCCACCAAAAGATAGTTGTCCACAAGAGAATCTTACAGCACGACCTATAGGTGGTATGGTAATACCATTGGAACCTCCGCAATTATCGTAAACTAATTCTAGATCTAAATTTGAAGATGAAGACCCTATACCAAGAGTTAAACTAAAATTACTTAGCTTGATATTTCCAGCTATTACAGGTCCTCCCTGTACATATGTAAAAGATATTGGAGTATTAATATTTTGGCATATAGTGGTCATAGTTAATAATTTTCTTTTGTAACGAATAATCTATTGGCGTATGAGAAAAATTCTATAATTTGTGTAATAGAGGTATTCTTATCTATAATAACCCTATATTCATTTTGATACAAGTTTTTATTTTTTAAGTCTTCTGTTTCTCCTATTATCTTATAAATTCCTGGTACAACATTAATAAAATTAGTATCTCCAATGAAAGCATATTGATAGTTTTTAGGACCATACAGAATACACTTAGTATTAGTAGGAAATACTTTAACTACTAAAGAACTTGTATTAGATGTATCTTTAGAAATTTCCACTATCGGAATATTATTGGTATTATTGGGTTGTGGCAAATTGGGTGGGATTGGAGATACTGGACTAGGATCGAGCGGAGCTGGAGCATTTTCTTCCGGATTCAATATTGGAATATAGATTAGAATATCGCCATAAAGAAAATCATTAATAATATTAGAATTAATCTGTTGAATAATTTGTTGACTTTTTACAAAGTGTTCATCATATGTAACTATAGAACTATTTTCATATATAATAGAATTTGGGGAATTATTATAGTTATCTTTAATTCTAGCAATGACATATCTAGAGTCTATACCTCCCAAAACACCAACATTTTTAACTTCTTGATTATTCAGAACAAATTTAGATATATGATTACTTTTTTGGTCAAATGTAAAATATTCTGTAGTATAGCTATTCTCTACATTCCCATTTTCTGTTAAGATAGACGTAGCAATATTAGCAAAACAATTTAATTGCCCAGTAGAAGTTATATTTTTAGCATTAAATAAATAGATATTACCAATATTATTCCAATTATTAATAGTAACTAATAAGTTTTTGATATTTACCAAATACTTATAGTCTTCGGGCAATGTGTTACAGGCAGTTTGGGATATCGTTACGTATTCATTTAATATACTCATATTTTCTAAGAAATTAATGGCTGTTACTATACCTGCATTATAGATATTTCTTAGTTGTGTTTTTTTAATATTTTCTATAGTAAAATCATTTTTCGCTTCACCAATATCGTTCACACCCACAGAAATGTTAGCGGAAAAACCACTAATTAAGTCTGGAAAAGTCACCCCATTTAGTAGTATGCTTCCTCTAATCAAACTCGGATGATCTTGCTCTAACTGACCATCTTCAGACAAGCCCAAAACAATATCGAACAAAACTGAACCGTCGATGGTTCCGATTTTGATACTGGCTCCCATAAATTCTGGGTTAGTGGTTAAGTTAATTGATGGGGCGATATACAGATAGAAATACCAGTCTAAGGATGTATTACCAAGTTTTAATATTTCAATTTTATTTTCATCTAAACAATATTTATCTAGCATAGTTCTTACAACTCTAAATTCATATCTTTCATTATTGATATAAATATAAATATAATCTTTAAGATTATAGTTTTTAATAAGCTGCCATAATTCTGAATTATTCTGAATATAGTGATATGGTATTAAAAGAGTATCAAAAATATCTAAACTTAATAATGGACTATTAATAATGATTGGGTTATCGGGAATGACAGATATGTTAACAGACATTGCTTGTGCGTTAGGTATCGTTATATTCTCCACGATACTACATCCTTTATTATCTATAATAATTGCTTCATATTCACCAGGGGTTAATAAATCGTAAATTTTATATGAATATGTATGATCAGATTTACTAACTAGATATTTGGTGTCAAATGCTGGTATTTCTATGCGTTCTCCGGTATCTTTTATAAAAATCATAGAAAATGGTAGTTTACATGTGACAGATAGATTGAGTATACCGAAGGAATCTAGTAGTGTCGGGGCATAAATATTATTAATAGTGGCTTCTAGAATATTATCCTCTATAACAACTGTTGTGGGAAACAGAATAACAGTATTTGTGCTATCAATAACTACAATATCATAGTCTCCAGCAGCTAATCCCGTAAACTTGTGGTTGCGATCAGATGTAGTGAATGAGATAGATCCTATAGTATATCTGAAAGGTGGTAATCCACCACCTATACTAATAGATATATTTCCATTATTTCCGCAGTTACTATCCGCAAATGATACTTTGTCAATATATACCTGAGGCTGTATATCTAATGATGAGACATTATTTGATAAATTTGGATCAGTTAATCCAGATACTATTGGCAAACTAATATAACTATCTATTTCTATTGGATATATAATCCCACTATCCGCAATACTATCTATTCCATAAATAGCATATCCACTACTAGCTAAATAAAAGCTACTATTAATATTTCCTGATCCCCCAACCGGTCCATTACCACTAACATAAGCCGCCCCCCATCTAAGATTAGAAATTCCTGTTGGAATATATGAGATTAGATTAATGCCACTTACAGCATTAGGACTATTATTATTGACTATTATATTATAAGTTAATCTTTGTCCATCTTTATAAAATGAGTCTCCGCTCATACTGACTGAAATATCCACAGGAGATAAATTAATAGGAGTATTAATATATACGTTATTATTTTCATCACTATCTGTGAGAGGATTTTGTGGAGATACTGTTGCAGTAATTCTAAGAGGCTCTAAACTAGCAACACTGGGAATATATGAAATTTGAAAAGTAGCCGAACCACTATTTGCTAAATTTATTCCACTAGTAATAAGATTTCCAACACCAGACATAGGACCAGAGCTACCACTACTATAGACAGACGACCAATTAAGAGCAGAATATGAGGCTCCACTAAAAGATACATTTAATTGAGTAGACGGACTATATTGACCTGTATTTTGAATTTCTACTACGACAGGTATTGGTAGTTTTTGAGTATAGGTGGATGGGGCAGATACGCTTACTTTTAAGTCCGTTGGTCTGATAGTTGTGACTAATGATGAAGTATTATTGGATAGATCTGTATCTGATATACCAGAAGGCATTATCAACTCAGCATTAAGTATCAAATTTTGTATGGTTGTTGCGGATGGTACGACACTGATTGTATATGTCGCTTCTCCGCTGGGTACAATATTACTCAAAGAAGTATATAAGACATTAGTACCTGATAGTTCTCCACTAGAGCCAGTATAATTAGCTGACCAAACAAAAGAATCTAATAAAGCTCCAGAATGAGAGAGTAAAACATCAACATTATCTATATAATAATTTCCAATATTTTTTACTGATAAATAATAAGTTAAATTTTCTAATTGAGAATATTCTAATGGTCCATCTAGCTCAATGCTTAGATTAGTGGGTTTAGAATTAATAATTAAGCTAGTGGAATTATTAGTAATATTGGTGTCATAAAATATTGCAGGCGGATTAATTGTGGCTGTAAATAATATTGGTACAGTAGTATTCTCAATAGTTTTAATAGTAAATACATACACAACAGATTCACCAGATCCCAGACTAACTTGTGTACGAATAGATTTTGAAAGTCCGCTAGACGGTGAGGATGATGTAGATGGGTACGATGCGGTCCAAGATAAAGACTCTAGTTCTGGACCAGATATATCCACAGACAGATTATTTTCATCGACGCTGTGCGATGAATTATTTAGAATAGTTAGAGTGATGGTTACTTCTTCGTTTTGAATATATTCAATAGCACTAGCAATAGATGATACTCTAATATCTCCTTCCAGTATGCTACCAAATAAACGAAAACCAATACCTTCATTAGCGTTTGAGTGAGGAGCATTATTCGCTCCTCCTATTATAAATGAAGATGAAGTCAAAATCATCTCTGATGAGTCACCACTATCAAACGCCCCACCCATATATAAGTATTCTGTGGAGACGCCAGACAAAAGCACCATCTCACGAACATTACCATTCATGTCGAAAAGATCATACGCTGATGGTGCCCCGTTGGTGCCAACGGTTGTTGGTCCGTATCTAACAGCAGAACCATCGCCATAAATGGGATCCCAAAAAGCACTCTGCTGATAATTAAAACTATTATCATATATTAAAGATTGCCCATTTCCCGTAATCATATCTGCCACTGTTACGGATGGCGTGACAGAATATTGATTAGCGTAAGAATAATAAGTGCCACTTAAACTACCAGCAGAATAATAAGCAGCTTTTAACCATTCTTCAAATAATGGTAGTCTAAATTTAGCTGCTGAATTTGGCGCGGATATGGATCCTTGCTGCCACCAATACATCGGAGATATAATATCATAAACTCCACTATTTTGAGGAGCAGAATCGCTGGAGCTTGTGGTACTATAACTTAATGCTCCATTATGTAACCAATTACAGTATCTGGCCGCAGAGAAACAGGTCACATAATTAACAGGCTTATTACCCATATTAGGCTTAACGCTATACTTTAATCCATTAATAGGTAAATTAGAGTATGATATTCCTCCTAAACTATCATCATTCATTCTATTATCGTACACATCGTTTGGATTAAGTCCTTCTGGATCGATAGCATTTAAAAAGGTAGTATATTCTATGTTAGTAATTTCATATTTACTCATTAAGTAATTGTAGGGTATAGATGCTAAAGGTACTGTTCCTGAAAATGGCACATTAGATGGGTCTCCTATCACAGAGAATGAGTTGGGGCTAATAGAATTCCATCCACTAGCATTAGCAAATCTTTGGGTATAATTACTAGCATTATTCACACTAGCAAAAATAGTTGTCGAAAACATAGAAGTATACATCGGAGCAAATTGTTCGTTTAGCAATAGCTCAATACTTAAAACAATAGAAGAAGTAGCTAATGGACTAATCTCGGATACCATATTAATGGTAGCATATGATGAGGGCCCGAGTATTAAGTTGCCAGATGGAATACCAGAACCACTAAGTATGCCAGACGAGCCAACTCCGTAAGACACTATCCAAGTGTTGGAAGTAATTTTTGGATCCAAAGAAGAATTAAAGTCCATCTCTACTGGAAATAATTCATCATTAGTAATACTAATAGAATGATTTAATTGATTTCCGGCAGAATAAAACTTTGGTCCCTGAAAAGACACCATTAAATTAGTATAGTCTTTTCCTACAATTCTAAAGCCCAGTCCAGCAGATGCTGCTGTTGATGTATCTATGATTAAGCCAGATGGAATAACTAAACCACTTGCAGAATCAGCATATGAGCCACCTAAAGAATAGCTATTAGCAACCCATTCATCAACATTTCCTGCCTGATCATATGTACCATATGCGCTCGGACCACCATTAGCACCAACCGTGGTTACATTTCCTGTTGCTGCGTTCCAAATAGCACAATTATTAAAATTTGCCGTATTAAGTCCTGCTTGATAAACCATATTAGTCCTTTATCTATCAACACATATTAGGAAGCGACACCTAAATTTTTAATACCAATTTGCATATTATCAATGTCGTTTACCGTCCAAGGATTGCCTGTTATTGGATTTGTGATAATATAATCAGAATTGGTATGTGAGTAGTTAGTTGATGTTACCGTATACTCAGAGCCTAGATCTACTTCTGCTCCACCATTATTATTCATCACATTAATAAATTTAGCATTATTAGTAGTGCTCGTTTTACGTACTATATTTATAGGTTTTACAATAATACTTAAGTCTCCAGATGGAACAGAAGGTAAATTGGACATAGCATATGTAGACACTAAACCACTTTGACTAAGAGAGGCGTATGCGTAGTTAGCATCTCCATCATTATTATTCAAATTCAAATATTGGGAATTTACATTATTTGTTGTCCATTCTGTTTTGCTACCATTAGCACTTAAAGTTAATCTATGTATTCTTGTGCTAGACCCCAAATAGCATTCTTCTTCAGTATCCCCCTTAGAAAAATATAAGTCATCTAAGGTTGTGTTTCCAGACGTGTTAGTGTTTTTGCTAAACCAAGTAACAGAACCTAGAGAAGAAAATCCTGAGATGCTGGTTTCTTGTGTATTATTAGAGTTTAATAAGTACCCATGTATTGTTCCTCCATCTTCGCTAACCCTAATAGACATTTTATTTTGGTCTTTAGCATCTATAAAAAATTCTAAGTATACTCGCTCATTAATCACTGGATTAGTAAAAACGGTCCAACTACGACCTACATAACTAGAAAAGTCATATACTGTTACGACAGCACCACCTTGTTCTACTTCTAATCCAAGGCTAGTTACTCCACTATATGTAGTTGTAATCAAATTAAATTTCAATACAGTGTTATTGCTATCATCTTTAAACTCAATATATGGAATTCTAAACGGTGATGTGCCGGAGATCGCTGAACTCAACACGGTAACAGAGAAACCAGAAGCAAAACCATTATTTGTTAACAAAGGGTCGCTAAAATTGCTTAATGTTAAAGTATTGTAATTTAACGAACCAGCGGCATGATTAGCTATCACAATTTGACTATTGGTTCTTCCACTAGTGTAAGATATACTACTACTATTATTAGTAGTCCAATAATTTGGATCAATTTTTACAACATCTGAATCTGAATAATTAAAACCTTCATATAAAATAATAGCCATTTTAAACCTCAAAATTGTAGTTTGATAATACGTTATACACCATTGCTCGTACCTAGTTAATCTTCAGTGCGAATCAACACATCGCAAGAAAGTTGAGAACTTGACAGAAACTCTACTCCAGATGATCGGACCAAAGTATCAGATACCAGAACCGAACTTGACAGAAACTCTACTCCAGATGAT